AAGCTATTAGAAAATTTAAGCCCGACTGCCGCTTTTACAGTGCAGGCTCCTCAGAAGAATTTGGCGACGTAGATTATAGCCCGCAGGACATCAATCATCCAATCAAACCTAGGAGTCCGTATGGAGCCTCCAAAGCTGCCGCTGGGCACATGACAAAAGTCTATCGCGAATCATATAATTTATACGCAGTTCATTCTATTTTATTTAATCACGAAGGCACAAAAAGAGGAGAAGAGTTTGTAACTAGAAAAATTACTAAAAAAGTTGCTGAAATAAAATACTCATTAGATAACAACCTACCTTTCGAGCCATTGCAGTTAGGTAATATTGACTCTAAAAGAGATTGGAGCGACAGCAAAGATTTTATGAGAGGAGTTTGGTTGATGATGAATCAAGAAAAACCAAAAGACTATGTTTTATCAAGCAATGAGACTCATTCCGTTAGAGATTTTGTTCAAAGAGCTTTTGGCCATGCAGATGTACCGGGGCTCTGGAGCGGTGAAGGTATGAATGAGAAGTTTAGAGTTTTCCAAGAGAATACTGTTTTGGCCGAGATAAATGAAAAATTTTACAGACCAGCAGAAGTAGACCTTTTACATGGCGACTCCACGCCCGCCAGAAAAGAACTTGGCTGGAAACCTGAGATTTCATTTGACAAATTGGTAGAAAGTATGGTAGATAATGATTTAGCTATATGCCAAAAAGAAAAAAGCTAACTATTTACCAATACATAATTGAGAAATTCATAGGTAATTCAAAAACCATCTGGTCGGATAGAGAAGCTACGAAAAGAGAGATAGCTACGGCAAAGAAGTTGTTAAACGCTTATCCAGACAAAAAGTTCTGGGTTAGGGCTTCAATACCGTTCGACAATCTGGAATCGTTAATTTGGTTTCTCTCTCCCAATGGAAAGCGTTTCCTAATCACTCAATGGAACGAATATACGCTTGACTTGCGTCCAGAAGAACAGCATACTCTGTCAAGTAAACGGATTGGCAGAGCCAAGAAGATAAAAAACACCAAAAAGAGCTTACTAGATTTTTTAAGAGATGGCAGCGAAGAAAAAAACTGATACATTGGACCCAATCGGGCAAATTAAACAATACCTCAAAGACCACAAGCATGAGCATTACAATTTTGAGGCAGAGGCAAACTACACAGTCTCCAGCGGAAGTTTGCTGTTAGACATAGCTATGGCTGGAGGATTACGGCCTTCGATCATTAGAGCAAGTGGCGTTTCTGAAGGAGGAAAGACTTCCTGCTCGCTTTCGTTTGCGCGCAATTTTCAAGATTCCGTAAAAAACTCAATGATTATTTACGTCAAGTCTGAAGGAAGGCTATCTCAAGAAATGATTGAAAGGGCCGGGATAGATACTTCTGAAGATAAATGGTTTGTTTTTAAATCTAATATTTTTGAGACCGTCATTGATTTTGTCACAACTCTCATTAAGGACAATCCAACGGAAAAGAAATATTTCTTTATCATAGATTCAATGGATTCTCTGATTCCTTCTGGCGATATCGATCGGTCTTATGCAGAAGCCACCAAGGTTGCTGGAGGCGCAGTTCTAAGTTCTAATTTTCTAAAGAGAATGGCGCTACCAATTAGCACAAGAGGTCATATCTGCTTTATGATTTCTCAGGTTAGAAGCACTGTAAGCATTAATCCTTATGACAAAGGAGACCCAAAGCTTACAAATGCCACAGGAGGCAATGCTCTACTTCACTTTTCCGACTGGATATTCGAGTTTCAAAAGAGGCACAAAGGCGACCAAATAACTTCCAAAAATTCTAAAGACGGAAACCCAGATGGGCACTGGTGCAAGATCATATTTAGAAAAACTCCAAACGAAACTACTGGCGCTGAAATAAAGTATCCAATCAGATACGGCAGGACCGGAGGTAAAAGCGTTTGGATTGAATACGAAGTTTTTGACTCATTAGTCAAGTGGGGCTTTGTGGAGAAAGCTGGCTCTTGGATTACCGTTAATCAAAAACTAATTGACGAATTAAAGCAAAACAAACTTGAGATTCCCGAAAAGATTCAAGGAGAAGATGCTTTTACAGCTTACCTTGAAGAAAATCCAGAACTCACTAGTTATTTGTTCAGAAAACTCAAGAAGACTTTAACTTTAGCGTGAGGCTTTACAACATTAACGGAAAGCTTGTAAGTAAAAATGTGGTCAAATATAGAATTGATTGGGAAAAATCTTGTCGATCAAAAATTCAATTTGAAGTCAAAAACTTTTTTAAAGATTACTGGGAAAACCATATTTGCTATGAAGAGTTCCCTGTTTTCGGCACAAGACTTAAAGTAGACTTAATAAATTTTACTCGGAAAATAGCCGTTGAAGTACAAGGTGATCAACATAATCAATACAACAAATTTTTTCACGGAGGCTCAAGAGATAAGTATCTAGCCTCCATAAAAAGAGACATGAAAAAAATAAATTGGCTGGAAATGAACGAATTTAAAGTTCTTGAAATAGAAACTAAAGACATCAAAAGTCTAAGTAGATCTTATATTTTTGATACTTTTGAAGTAGACATTTAATACTGCGTGTAATATATTATGATGAGTAAAGAAGTACAGTACGGAAGTATGCCTCAAAAGGTACTGGACGATATAAGCGAGATGTCATACGGTGGCTATGTATTGTTTAGTTTTGACGAAAAAGCTAAACCTCAAGTCCACGCACAGATATCTGATGACTTAAACGCAATGTCTCTACAGTATTTTATTAAGAATTGGTCCGAGGCCATGGAAGAAATTTCTAGAGAAAGCTTTCTTGAAAATATTACATCTAGAATCCAAACTAGTTCAGAAGACGAAGAAGAAGGCTACGAAGATGAGTGACACAAGCATTTCAGATTATTATCCTAAAGACAAAACAACCCCTCTACCCGGCATGGAACCTCCAGCATCTCTAACAGCGGGCGAAGCCCCAGAACCCACTCCTCAGACGCCAGAAGAAGAGCGTCACCCAAACACTGACACAGCATCTGTCGAAAGCTTGGCAGTAGAAGACTTAGGCATTGATTTGCCAGATATACCTTTACCGGACGATGAGCCAGTAGAGGATTTAATTAAGGATACGTTTGATGACGCAGCGTTCAATTTCGCAGTTGTAGGCGTCGGTCAAGGCGGTTCCAGACTAGCTGAATCATTTTGGAACTTAGGCTATCGTAGAGTTGGTATTATTAACACTGCGAAACAAGACCTTTCTTTAATTAACATACCAGAGGAGAATAAACTTTTGATTGGTGACGGAGGCGCAGGAAAAAATCCAGATGCGGCAGATGAAGTCTTCCGCACTAGATATGAAGACATTCTGGATTTTCTAAAAAGAACTTTCGGCACAAGCTATGAAAGAGTTTTAGTTTGCGCTGGCGCTGGCGGCGGCACAGGCGCCGGAGGCGTGGCTAGAGTGATTGATATCTGTCACGACTTGAATCAATCTTTGGGCAAAGAAGCTAAAGACACTGACGCAAAAGTTGGCTGCGTTTTAGCTTTGCCAACTAGAGCAGAAGGCATAAAGGTTCAAGATAATTCAAAGAAAACAATTAGCAAAGTAATTGACTCCCAAAAAGCCGGAGTACTGTCTCCTCTTGTCGTCCTTGACAATGAAAAGATCAAGCAGCTATATCCTAAGTTGTCAGTAAATCAATTTTGGAGCACTGCCAACAATAGCATTTGTTCTATTTTTCATCTGTTTAATAAAATCTCCGCTAAGGAGTCTGCATACACCACTTTTGACAAAGCTGATTTAGATACAATCTTTTCTTCTGGTATTATCATGTTTGGAGCAACTCCAATCAAGGACACTACGGAGACAGGAATCTCATACGCGGTCAGAGATAATCTTAGAAAGAATATTCTAGCTGGCGTTGACGCTTCCACAGGAAACGTGGCGGCCTGTGTCATCATCGGAGATAAGAACTCTCTTGACAATATCCCTCAGTCTAGTCTAGAACATGGATTCGAGCAGCTTAGTCGCATGATGGGCGGCAATTCAACTGTTCATCGCGGCATTTACGCTGGAGCTAAACAAGGGCTAGCAGTGTATACGGCAATTGGAGGCCTCCAAGCTCCTGACAATCTGTTTGATTACTTCTTTGAGGTAGATAGAAAATACAAATAATACATGTCCCTATATAATCTTAGGCTTGAGAAGCGCGTTATAGGCGCAATTCTCAAATCTCCAGATGTTTTAGCTGAAGTAGATTCGTTTCTAACAGTTGAAGACTTCTATAACGATGTACATAAATCTATTTATTCAGTAATTAGAAATGCTTACGTTGCAGGAGACAGAATAGATGTAGTTTTGATATCTGACAAAATGAAGAATATTGGTATAACCGCCAAGGATTCTGTCAACATTTACGAATATTTAGACGGCATAACTTTCTCTGCCCCAAAAGCTTCAGTTGTTCCAGACTATGCCAGACAATTAATCAAGTATAGAATTAGAAGAGATATAATTGACACTAGCAACTCAATAGAAGAGTATATAAATAATTGCGAAGATGATTCTGTTGATGATATTATATCAAAGTCAGACGCAATATACTCTGACAAAATATTTTCCTATGAGCTAGATGACAGTCCAGAAAACATATTAGATAGTTTCTTAGATGAGGTAGAAGAAACTGGCAAGAATCCAATTGACGATACCGGACTGCTAACACCCTATCCGGAGTTTAATAGATTATTTGGCGGACTCAGAGATGGAAACATATACGCAATAGTTTCAAGACCCGCTCAAGGTAAAACTACTTTCATAAATGATATCTGCCTAAATACTTCACTCAAAAACAATGTACCAGCTTTAGTTCTAGACACTGAAATGTCTACCAAAGAAATAAAGTTTCGCATGGCAGCGGCCCAAACAGGAGTGCCGCTTTGGTACCTTGAAACTGGTAACTGGAGAAAGAATGAAGAGATGTATAAGAAAGTCAGAGATTACCAAGAAAACTTTAAAGGTAAATATGACAATCACCAATACTTTCACTACCATGTCAAAAATAAGACAGTGGACGAAGTCTGTTCAATCATTCGTCGCTGGCATATGAAGTACGTTGGCAGGGGCAATAAATGCGTCATAGCTTACGACTACGTCAAGTTAACTGGAGAGAAGGTAGATAAGAACTGGGCCGAACATCAAGCCATTGGAGAAAAGATAGACAAGCTTAAAAGAATCTCAGAAGAATTATCAGCCCCAGTAATAACCGCTATGCAGATGAACAGGGCGGGGGAAAGTCACAACAGAAATAGCAGAGCTCTAGTTGATGACAGTTCAGCAATCTCTCTATCAGACAGGCTTCAATGGTTCGCTAGTTTCGTTGGCATATTTCGCAGAAAAACAACCGACGAGATAGCAATGGATGGAGAAGACTATGGCACTCACAAGCTTTTGCCAATCAAAACTAGATACCAAGGCAAGGATGCTGCCGGTCATATAGACTTAATCCGCAGGCCAATCATAGAAGAGCATAACCAAACAGAAGTCCACAGAGAAGAGTGGGCTCAAAATTATCTCAACTTCAATGTCCAAAACTTTTCCGTTATTAGTAAAGGCTCGCTTCAACATATAGTTGACAACATCAGACAAAACTTTGATATTGCTGAACAGAGAATTTCCGGAGATGGTGATACAGCTATTTCATAAATGTCAGAAGTAAGAGACATATTGGTGGACTTGGGTTACAAAATCCAAGATCATGGAAGAGAGTTTAGGATGCGCCCTCTTTACAGAGACTCTGGCAATAGCTCTGTATTAAGAGTATACAAAGACACGGGATACTGGACTGACTTTAAGGAAAATAAAGCTGGCCCAATCGAGGAACTTGTAAGGTTGACTTTAGGGCTGTCCAATATACAACAGGCTCAAGATGTAATTGCTAAAAAGTACAAGTTCGTAAAGCCAGAGAGAGAAGATACAAATTCCAAGCTAGAGCATGTCAAAAGCATATCAAAGGAAGTTTTAGCTGATTTGGTAAGAGATGACTCTTATTGGAACGGCAGAGGCGTAAGCTCTCCTACTTTAGCTCTGTTTGAAGGAGGTCGAGCTACAAAAAACAAAATGTACGGGAGATATGTTTTTCCGATATACAATGGCTTAAAAAAATTAGTAGGAATAACTGGCAGAGACACAACCGGCAAACTAATGCCCAAATGGCTCCACCAAGGCCCGACCTCCAAGTGGGCTTACCCGCTTCAAGTTAACTTTCAAATAGTAAAAGAGGCTCGCGAAATAATTATAGTTGAAAGTATCGGAGACATGCTTTCTCTTTGGGAAGCCGGAATCAAGAATGTCATAGTTACATTCGGCTTAAGAATAAGCGCACATTTAGTAACTTGTATTTTGAAACTTGACCCAGATAAAGTTATAATAGCCTTGAACAATGACGCTAATAGCGGGGCTGGCTACCTTGCTGCGAAAAGAGGAGAAACATTGCTTTCAAAGCATTTTGGCAAAGAAGCTGTAGAAATAAAGCTGCCTTGTAAAAATGACTTCGGCTGCATGAGTAAAAAAGAAATTTTAGAATGGCGAAAGAAATAAAGGAAAAATTATTATCCGCATCAAGACTTAAGACCTTGGAAACTTGTACTTGGTCTTATTGGTGCAACTATCACTTAAAGCTTCCGCAGAAACAAAATGAAGGTGCACAGAGAGGAACTGTGTGCCATTTAGTGTTTGAAATGCTGGTTAAGAAGAAGCATCGAAAGCATTATGATCGCATAGTTAAAGCAAACAGCATTGACGGTAGCCCAGCTATCGTCAGGCTTGTCATGAAGCATCTCAGGCAAATGGAGAAGTCGTCCGATCTACCAATGACAAACGAGGAGAATACAACCTTGGTTTGGGATATGATTATGGTTGGATTAAAGTATGATTTCTTTGGCTGGGGAGGTAAGGTCGATAATCCAGAGTTTGAGTTTTTACTTGAGAAAGATGATCCTAAATACAAAATAAGGGGGTTTATTGATAAGCCTATAGTTTATAAACGTGGTAAAAAAATAAAAATTGTAGATTACAAGAGCAGTAAATACAAATTCAGAGGAGAAGAGCTGCATTCAAATGTTCAAGCTATGGCTTATACTCTTGCAGCCAAAAAACACTGGCCGGGCTATAAACCCACCGCAGAATTTCTATTTTTAAGATTCCCCAAAAGCCCCGTACAGCAGCTTGAGTTTACAGAAGAACAGCTTAAAGGATTTGAGTATTATCTATCTTATGCTTATTTTAAAATAAATAATTTCTCAGAAGACGATGCGTGCTCAAATTACGCAGCAGATTCAAAGAAAAGCGCGTGGATGTGCAAAATTGGAAAGTGGCGTTGTCCTTATATTGACGCTTATGATTATTATTCTTTGCAGGACAAGGAAGGAAATCAAGTAGCGTCTAGCTTTAAAAAGTACGAACTTGAAAAAATTAAAGTTAAGGGCCAAAAGATCAAAAAACAAAAATACGAAGGATGTCCGAGGCACGCAGATGCTGGTGATATCTTAGATATTTTCTCTTAAAAAAGTTTTTCCAAGAGATTAGATGCGAGACATCTTTCAACCCTTTTAAGCTTTTTAAGTGATCTGATTCAGAGCCCCTGCATACAAGATATGCTTCACGCGGCATTCAGACGCTTAATATTCCCCGTCCCTATGTGCTTCTATCTCAATAGGCACAAGATGCCTTTCTTACGACATGCGCAAGGGGCGGGGAAAATAATTTCTTGACAACCTACCAGAATCGTGCCAGAGTCTATTTATGTCTGAGGTTCTTCCCTTATTCAAATCTCATTACAGCGTAGGCAAGTCCATATTGACTCTGTACCCACAGGGTTCTTCTGATGGCACTGGCCCAGATTCTGTAATTGATATTTGTGCTGACAACAAGCTAGATCACTTTTATCTAGTAGATGACAGCATGACGGGGTTCATGGAGGCATATCAAAATTCACTTGAAGCCAAAATTGATTTAAGATTTGGATTGATAATTAATATATGTTCAGATGTAACAGTTAAAAACAAGGATTATAACCTCTTGGAATCAAAGTGTGTTATTTTCTGCAAGAACAGAAAAGGCTACGAAAAGCTTTTAGATATAGCATCTTTTGCTTCAACAGAGGGCTTCTACTACAAGCCAAGGATTGATTACAAATATTTGAACGATAATTGGTGTGACGAAAGCTTGACTTTGGCAATACCTTTTTATGATTCATTCATTCATAAAAATAAATTCAAGATGAGCAACATTGTTCCAGACTTCTCTGTTATAAAACCTATATTTTTTCTAGAGAGTAATGATCTTCCTTTCGATGATACTTTGAGAGAGCACGTTGTTAAATATTGTGATGATAATTATCAAACTCAAGAGGTAAAAAGTATTTACTATAAAGACAGGAAAGACTTTGAAGCGTATCTTACATTTAGATGCATAGCTGACTCAAGCCCGGGCAGAGCTAAAAAGACTCTGTCTAAACCGGGATTTGACCATATGTGCTCAAACGAGTTTTCTTTTGAAAGTTGGGCCGAAATAAACAAGCGTACTAAATCAATTGCATTGACTCGCAAAAAATCCTCAAACACTAGAAAAGCTTCTGGTAATACGAACAAAGACTATAAAGAACTGAACGAAAGTTACGGCATATGAGAAAGTTTAAGTTGGCTCAATCTTTAATCGACAGGGCGCAATCCAGAGCAGATAAACTGCCGCTGTTAAATAATTCTATAAGGAAAGGGGAAGGGGCGTTAGTTGCTTACATTGGCGAGGAAATAGCAAAACATGTACTTGGAGGAGAAATAAAAGACACTTATGATTATGATTTAGTATATCATAATCCTTGCTCCGGTCATTTTACCGTTGACGTAAAGACTAAGGAGAGAACCGTCCCTCCCCGTCCAAACTACAACTGTACGGTAGCTGATTTCAATCCAAACCAAGACTGCAACGAATATGTTTTTGTAAGCGTGATGAAAGATTTGAGTTACGCTTGGTATCTTGGCAAAATAGATAAGTCTGAGTTCTATCAGAAAGCTAGATTCTATAAAGAGGGCGACTATGACCCAGATTCACCTCCCAGAAAAAGCTTTTATTTCAGGGCAGATTGCTATAACATTCCTATTAGAGAGTTAAATGGATAAGAATTTTTTTACTAACGACCACAAACATACTTTGGTTTTCATGGACTTGGAAACCTTCAATGTTAATCTTAATTTTTACAATAACCGACCTTGGCAGGTCGGCATGATTAAAGTTGTAAGAAAAGACAATGTCGCTGAATCATGCGACAGGATGGTCAAGTGGGATTGCGGTCTGAAGATTTCTGACGAAGCCGCTAGAATAACTAGATTTGACAAAAAGAAGTTTAATAAGCTCGCCGAAGAACAAGAGGAAGTATTCCCAATGGTTTATGATTGGCTTGATTCATGCGACTATATAGTTGGTCATAACATATTGGGGTTTGATATGTACTTAATTAGAGATTGGTGCAAGATGCATAACAAGCCTTATAATCATTTATTTAAAAAATGCATAGATACTCTAGCTCTCGGGAGAGGTATACGAACAGAGCATTACTTTAAAAAAGATGAAAGTAACTTCTTTGAGTATCAATATAGGATGCTGACGCACAGAGTCAAAGGTATTAGAACTTCTCTTACAGAGCTTGGCAAATACTACAATATTGACCACGACTATTCGACTCTACATGATGCAATAAACGATTTGAAGCTTAACCTAAAGATTTGGAGGAAATTAAAATTAGAAATGAGCAAAATCTAGGCATATAATAATTATATGCCCAGCATGGACTTTGCATACGATTTAATCGAAAAGCTATCAGAAGAAGATGACGTAGATTACGCCATCATAATACTTAGGCAAGGCCAGAAACAGGACAAGCTGGATTTTTTTTACAGATTTGAACGCGAGAGCAAAGAGACTTTAAAAGTTTTAAAAGAGAGATTAGAGGACATACTAGAAGAAGATGGAGACAGTAAAGGAGAACAAAAGTCAGAACCTCCAAAGCCGCCAAAAAAGAAACGCGGGAGGCCAAGAAAAAAGAAAGACTGACTTTTCGAGCAGTTTTAAAAAATTAAACCTTGAAATACACGGAGTTCGTTTACCGAAGTTCGAGATTCAAGAAGAGTATCTCCAGATGGTAGAGAAGCCGGAAGAGATTACTGATACTTACAGCTTTCTAGTTGCGCTGTGTCAGAAGAAATTCAAATCTCTGAATTACAAGAAAGGCACTCCAGAACATAAAAAGTATTCCGACAGAGTTCATTATGAGCTTGAGATATTAAAAGAGCTTGGCTTTGTTGATTACATACTTCTAGTTTGGAAAGTAATTTATTTCTGCAACGCTAAAGACATACCAGTTGGATTGGGCCGTGGTTCCGCCGCTGGTAGTTTTATTTTGTATCTTTTGGGAGTAACTGAAATTGATTCTGTAAAGTATGATTTATTCTTTGAGAGATTTGTCTCAAAGATCAGAGCAAAGAAAACTGTCATTGACGGAGTTACATACTTAGATGGCTCTTTAATGTGCGACATTGACATGGATGTATGTTATTATCGGCGTAAAGAAGTATTAAAGTATCTTGACGAAGAATTTGAGGGTAAGACAGCTAAGATTAGGACTCTAAACACTTTGAGTGGCAAGCTGGTTATAAAAGAGTGCGGCAAAACAGTTGAAGACAAGCCTGAGACTGAAATGAATCGCGTATCAGCTTTAATTCCCAAAGTGTTTGGAAAGGTGATGGATATATCTGAAGCCTATGAAGAAGTTCCGGAGTTTAAGCAGTGGTGCGATAAAAACAACAGGACTTTCACAAATGCAAATAAAATAAAAGGCTTGGTGAAGAACAAGGGAGTTCACCCATCAGCAATACTTTTGTCTTATGATAATATCACAAAGAGCTGCCCGCTTGAGTTTGATTCAGACAAAGAAATAATATCTTCATTCAATATGGACTGGTCTCAAATGTTTAACGTTAAGTTAGACGTTTTGGGCTTGAGGACTGTCTCTGTTGTAGACCAAGCTTGTAAGATCATTGGCATTAAAGTTGGTGACATAGATTTAAATCACGAAAGCATATATCAAAGTCTATACGATCTTAAACATCCTCAAGGAATATTCCAGATAGAAGCTAGAGCTGCGTACGAAGCCTGCAAAAAGGTAAAACCTAAGAGTCTAGAAGAAACAAGCGCGGTGCTTGCGCTCGCAAGACCCGGAGCTTTAGCTTTCGTTGATCAGTATGCCAACTTCACTAACAACGACGTTTACGAGCCTATTCACCCCTTCTTTGACGACATCCTAGGCGCAACTGGAGGTGTTTGCTTGTATCAAGAGCAGATGATGAAGATGGCCCACAAGGTTGGGTTTACTCTTGATGAAGCGGAGTTATTGCGTCGTATAGTTGGAAAGAAAAAGGTTAGCGAGGTTAAGAAGTGGAAGAAGAAGATTAGAGACAAAATAAAAGAGAATAATCTAGAAAAAGAAGTTGGAGATATCTTATGGCAAGTGTTGGAAGATTCGGCTAACTACTCTTTTAATAAGTCTCACTCAATAGCTTACGCAGCTTTAGCGGCGGCTACAGTTTACCTCAAGTTTAACTATCCAAAAGAGTTCTTTCTCGCTCTCTTGCAAATGAGCAAGTTCGAGCCAGACCCAATAGCTGAGATAGCCAAAATAAACAGAGAGCTTATTCATTTCAATATAGAGCTTTTGCGGCCAGATATACTTAAATCTAAGGAAGATTTCTGTATCGAAGGAGACAATATTAGATTTGGCCTTACATCCATAAAAGGCATCTCAAATTCTTCTATAGAAAAGCTTAATCATTTCAAAGACTGTGCTTCAAATAAGTTTGAGGTGTTTCAAGCTTCAACCGAGGCTGGTATAAATCTTGGCGTTCTGTCTGCTTTAATTCAAGCTGGCGCTTTAGACATGGGTGATAAGTACAGCCGAAGCAAAGTTGTGCTAGAATGTCAGCTTTGGAAAGTTCTCACCCCAAGAGAAAGAGTGATAGCGTTGAAGTTCGCAGAGCAGGGGAATGACGACCTTGTAAATGTCGTAAATCAAATGAAATCTAAACTTGATGAAAACGGCAAAAGATATATTAAAGATACAAGGATTGAGACTATGCGTTCTAAATTTGGCCCGTACCAAAAAATATATAACATAAACCATGCAAATGAATCTTTTGCGAATTGGTATTATGAAAATGAACTGCTCGGATATACTCACGGAACTCCTTTGAGAAACATATTCTTAAATAAGAATCCACAATTACTTCCTATAGACCAAGTCAAGAACTCCGCCACTAGAAGCAAGGTATATTTTGTTGGCACTATTAGCGACTGCACTGGAGTCCGAACTTCTAAAAATGGAAACGAATATGTGAAGTTTGAAGTGGGCGACGAGTTTGATTCAATAGATGTCCTGCTGTTCAATAATAAGAGAGGCAATGGCATAGACGACTGTATAGAATACAATAAAGGTTCTTTGCCGGACAAGAAAAACATAGTCATAGTAACAGGCATAAAGTCCGAAGACGGAGTTTTTGCTAACTATGTCACGGTACAGGATTCTAAAATATACATGAAGCTTGGCCAACTAAGAAATGATGAGAAAAATTTGTAATATTGTCATTTACTCCATATAATATTCATGGAGTTTTATGATTCATTTTTATAAGCCAAATCAGTGGAATAGTGGTTGTTGTTGCAGTTTTTCCTATAACACAAATGACAAATCTTTTTATGTTCAGTTGCTAAAGCAGTTGAGCTGGGACTCTGAAAACGGCAAAGGCAAGTTTGATACAAAGACACGTTCCGCTTGTAAGTTTACTCCGACTGAAATAGGCTCCTTCATTGACTGCATTGAAAGCGGAAGAGAGTTCTCCAGTTTTCACAAAACCCCAAAAGAAAATACTTCATTCTCCTTCAAGCCTAAAATGAAGGATGACAGGAAGGACGGGTTCGCCTTCACTCTTACTAAGATGCCGAAGGAAGGTGAAAAGAAAAGTTATTCAATTAGCTTCACATTTGGAGAATCAAAGTTTTTGAAACAATTTCTCCTTACTTCTTTAAGTTTATACTCATCTGCTGTAATTAAAGAAAATAATGAAGCTATCGCCAAAAGCATTGCGGCCAAGAATAACCAGTGAAGAAAAAGATTTTATACCAGTCAGATTCAGCTCTGGCGAAAACAGGCTTCGGCAGAAATACAAAAGCACTGCTGTCCTATCTTTACAAGACTGGAAAATACGAAATAATTAACTATTGCTGCGGAAATGCTTATTCTGCCCCCAATCTAAAAAGAACTCCTTGGAAGTCTATTGGCACTTTGCCGGACGATCAGAACAAGCTGGCCGAGCTAAATAAAGACGCTGGCAAAGCAAGAATGGCCAGCTATGGTGCTTATCTAATAGATCAAGTAGTACAACAAGAGAAGCCAGATGTTTACATCGCCGCACAAGATATTTGGGGTGTTGACTTTGCAGTGGGAAAATCTTGGTTTGATAAAGTCCCTTCTGTAATTTGGACTACGCTAGATTCGCTTCCTATTCTTCCTTCGGCAGTAGACAATGCCCCTAAAATAAAAAACTACTGGATTTGGAGCAATTTTGCCACAAAGGCATTGCACGAAAAAGGCCATACTCATGTAAAAACTGTTCATGGATGTTTAGAAACTAAAAATTTTTACAGATTAAGTGACGAAAAGAGGAGCGAGCTACGCGCAAATAATAATATCGCAGAGGATACTTACATTGTCGGCTTTGTTTTCCGAAATCAACTTAGAAAATCTGTTCCAAACCTGTTAGAAGGATTTAAAAAGTTTCAAGAGAAGGTTCCTAATTCTAAGCTTTTACTACACACCCATTGGGGTGAGGGCTGGAACATCCACAAGCTAGCCGATGAACATGGTGTAAGCAAAGATGACATTCTAACCACTTACTACTGTAAGACTTGCTACGGTTATAAAGTTAAGCCATTTGTAGGGCAAGAGCAGACTTGCGATATCTGCGGCGCAGAAAAATCAATGGGCACGACTAACGTTGGGGGAGGCGTAAGCGAAAGCCAGCTAAATGAAATTTATAATTTAATGGATGTATACTGTCATCCATTTACAAGTGGTGGTCAGGAAATTCCAATTCAAGAAGCCAAGCTCACAGAGCTTGTAACTCTTGTCACGGATTACAGCTGCGGAGAAGAACAGTGCGAGGAAGGCTCTGGCTCCATACCTTTAGAATGGAGTAAATATATAGAGCACCAAACAGAGTTCATTAAGGCTTCTACTTGCGCAGATTCTATCTACAACAACTTACTAAAAGTTTACCATATGCCAAAGCAAGAACTTGAAGCTGCGGGCAAAATGGCTAGGCAATGGGTAATTGACGGCTTCTCTGTAGAAGTGATTGGGAAAATATTCGAAGATTTTATAGACAGCGCAGAGCCCGCTGTTTATGAAGAAGAGATCAAAGTAGAGGAAGTCAAAAATTATCCAGATGCTTTTGTTGAAAATATACAAGATAATTCTGATTGGATTTTAGCTTTGTACAAAAAGATACTGAACAGAGATAATAATGTTCATGATGACGGTTACAAATACTGGATGCAGCAGATTGAGAGAAAGACCCCCAGAAAAAATATAGAAAATTATTTCAGGCAGGTCGCTAAAGAGCATAATGACAAACACTTTCCGGTAAAGATAGAAGATGTACTAGACGAAGATGATGAAGGTAAACGTATTTTATATGTTATGCCCAATTCCGCTAAAGACGTTTTCGTTTCTACCTCTCTGTTTAAGTCTATCAAGGAAAAATACCCAAAGTACAACTTGTATGTTGCAACTAAGCCGGAAAACTTTTCTATACTATGGGCTAATGAGTTTATTCATAAAGTTATTCCGTACTCTCAATCTTTCGATAATGTTTTAAGCTTAGAAGGATTGGGAGAATCTAAAGAGTATTTTAACATTGTTTTAGCTCCGTATTTGACTACCCAACGTCATTCTAATTATATTCATAACATGAAAGACGTTATAGATAAGGATTACTTATGCACGTTTTAGAATCTTACGCCTTACAAGATAACTTAAAAATAGATAAGCCATCTATATACGAAAAGTATTTTCCGATGGCGGTCGAAGGTAGATACATAACGCTAGACGTTTCTAGCGATGATGAGTCAAATAAGTATAGCCATTGGGACATGGTGATAGACTATATGTCACCTTACTTAAAAGAAAAAAACATAACCGTTGTACAACTTGGAAGTAAAGACGATAAACAAATCGCTGGCTGTTATATAGCTGTTGGTCAAACTGACAACAATCAAAAAGCTTATGTGATAAAAAACTCAGCTCTCCATATTACAACTAATAATCTTTCTCTTCAGCTCGCTTCAAGTTACGATAAAAAAATTGTTACTCTTTTCAGTAATTCTTTTTACGAACAATTCAAACCATATTGGAGTAAGTCGGAAGACGTTACAGTGTTAACCGCAAATATAGGCAAGCCAACTTTTAACGGAGATGAGCAGCCCAAGACTATAGACAATATAAGGCCAGAGAAAATAGCCGAGTGTATTTTGCATAATTTGGGCAAGCCTCATTCTTTTGCATTCAAAACTCTCAAGGTTGGTAGTTTGTACAAGTCCAGAAGAATTGAGTCCTCTTTATCTAATCCTATATCAGAAATAGACAAGCTTGGTATTGAAACTTTAATAGTTAGGGCCGATTACCAATTTAATTTAGACAGCTTAAGAAAGCAGTTAGATATTTGTCCGTGTTCAATTGTGACAGACAAGCCTATCCCGGAAGATATAATTGACAAAAATAAGCATAGGATTCCAGAGTTGATATATTTTCTAGATGATTCGCATGATCCTTCTTTCGTGTTCAGTTGTATCCAGAAGGGCATAAACATTGCTCTTGCTAGTAAAAAAACAGAAGAAGAAGTAAGCAAATACAAAATAGATTATCTTGATATTGAACGAAACATAAATATCGTTCCTAAAGTAAAGCTGGAAGACATAGAAGAACTCAGATTCATCAAAACAAATAAGATATTCTATAAATCTAATAAGTTTTTATTTCACGGAGGAAAAGCTTTTCCTAGTAAAATGGCTGTTGCCGCCGATCAATCTGTTTCATCTTTTGATCATGCTTTCATGCAAATTTTTGACCACGAAGATTTTTGGGAAGAAAAAGACCACTTTCATTTAGTTGAAAGAAAATAGTTGACAAGCTTCCAGAAGTCAGATAGTCTTAACGTGTATGGCAACAAATACACCGCCAAAATCGATTAAGAGGAACTCCCACGGACTACTGGATGGAGTAAAGTACAGTTTTCAAGACGATGGCTTGATAGACTGGAGGAAGATGGTCGACAATAAGCATATTGTCCCCAACAGAGATAATACTTCTGAGACTGACGTAACAAAGCTAGAAGATAAGAATTTAATTATTCTTTTATCAGGCCTGAAAGAAGTCGCTCAAATAAGAGGTATCAAATCTGTAAAGTATGATATCGTCGCCGCTTCTCCCGAGTATGTTTGCATGAAATGTGGAATTACTTGGGCTGGAAACTACGAGACTGAAGGAGAGGAGATCTACTTTGAAGGAACTGCTGATGCTGGCCTAAATAACACAGAAGGTTTCGGGCAGATTTACTTGGCCGCTATTGCTGAGAACAGAGCTTTCTGTCGAGCAGTACGTAACTTCTTGAAGATCAACATCGTAGCCAAGGAAGAAATCGCGCCAAATAAAGGCAAGCAGGCAACTACCAACAGAGTAATGCCGTCAGCCATTGTTTCTGCGGCTCAATCTTCGGCTACAATGTCTCCAGATTCCTTCCTGTCTACTATTCTCAGCGAAAACAACGTTACTTTTGAGCAAGTCAAAAGCAAGTTGATCGAAGAGAAGAATCAAGAAGCTAAGAAGTGGAACAGCGTCAAAGACATTCCGCGAATTACTGCCTTTGAAATCATAGACCGGATTCAGAAGAAAGCTAAAGCCAAAGCGTCGTGATCTGTTACGAGTGCGGAATCAAGGCACAGAACAGGGAAAAACGTGCCGCTAAAAAAGAAGGGCGTCAGCCTAAAATAACTGATCGCTGTGGCTCTTGGAGAAAAGGTACTTGTGAAAAGTGCAAGAAAAAAAGAGTCTACGTCACTGAAATAACTGATTTCCTGTTAGTTTGATTCACACTAAATAACTTGTAAAAGTTTTCAACCTAAATTCAAATAACACTCAAAGCGGCTTCGGCCGCTTTTTTTGTGTAAATTCTTTTGTCAAAAGTCATGGAAAAAGATAAAATATATCAGATGATAGAGGACCTACTAGCTATTGACTTACGACATCTGGACGAGGATGAAAGGTTTGAAACAGAGTATCTCATAAATGATATTGTAATATCTCTTGAGGAACTCGCGGCAAAACTAGGCAAAGATTCAGATGTATCAATATAAAGCAAAGCTGATAAGAGTTGTGGATGGCGATACAGTCGATGCTATGATTGATTGCGGCTTCAGCACGTTCAAGAAGGAGCGCATCCGTTTGTACGGCATAGACACCCCAGAATGCCGCACAAGAGACAAAGAGGAGAAAGCGAGAGGCTTGGCAGCAAAAGCCAGACTTGAGGAGTTGATTGCTGAAGGCAACAACGAGTTTATTATTGAAACCTCTATTGATAAAAAAGGAAAATATGGCAGGCTTTTAGGAGTCTTGTATAAATATCCAGAGGATGCTTCTCCGTTTTCTACAACGGGCAGCTATAATCAAAAGCTACTCGCTGAAGGTCATGCGAAGAAATATTTAGGAGGTAAGAAATGAAATTAGAAACTAGAGTATTTATTTGTTTTGTTTTGACTTTAATTTTTATTTTATGCACTGGATGTCATAGCACGAAGTATGAATGGTTGCCAGAGGATAAGCCTGCTCCAAATAAGTATGAAAAGGAAACGGGCGCAGTAAAAGGCACTATTGTAAAAATATCTTTTTGAAAAAGTTAAAGAAAAATTAGACAAAAGTATTTTTGGAGCTATAATATATTTGTATGAGAAATACTACATACCGAGTAAACGTAACACAGACGGGCAGCGACCTTCAGATTGATTCTGTTGAGAAGCTGCGTAAGTTCAATCAGCATCGTTCGGAATACGTTGCTGCTCCAAAGTCTACATTTACTGTGGCAAAGGACTCACAGACGCTTAAATTCAGTAAGCGTCGGACGCGCAAGTAATCTCCCCCCAGTAAATAGTAGTCCTCATAACGGCCCCACTCTACGGAGTGGGGTTTTTTTTGAATTTAGCGCAAATAACAATATAATAAGTTGTGGTTAAATTTAGTTCACAATCAATACATACTAGATATGTTTCATGCGAAATCTAAATTAACCTTTAACGTAGTTAAATTTAGTTCAAGAGCGCTGCATATAAGATATGCTTCGGCCGCAATCTAAATTAACTCATAACTAAATCTGATTCTCGGAGGATGTATACTAGATATACTTCAGCACTAATTCAGATTAGTTTACTAAAGAAAAAAAGCCAAATAAATGACGAAAAAACAAATCATAAGATGGTGGCTACTGATAGCTATTTTAGTCATAGGCAACTGCATCTTGGCCGCTAAATATCTAGTATGATAGAACTAGTATTACAAGTTGCGTCGGGACTAATAATTTTCATAGTGTGTATGTTTGCTTGGTCGTCTACCATATTGGTAGAAGAAAAAAAGAAAAGAAAGAAGGATAGGGATAGTGATTAAAAAGTTATGGCTAATTTGGTGCAGGACAGTAGACCACCGGATAGGAAAGACTGATGAGGACGAGCCAAATATACCTATATTGTCACTCAGACAGGCGCAAATAAGTTTACTTATGAGGACTTCAATCATTATAGTAAATTTAATTACCTGTTTTTTCATTATGGCTAATATAATACACAAGTGGTAAATGACATATAAAGAATTACTTTTTAAGATGGCTCGCAGGGAGATGCTTACCCTCTCTAATGATAAAGATGGGCGCGGTTTGTTTTGGGTGAACATGAACAACATGGAAGCTCTTGATAAAGAGTTCGACTGGGCAGACTTTGAAGGTGATGACCCGCCTAAAAAGTTTTCTTATGTGGATAGGCAAGGCAGAAAACTAGAAAGAGAGCATAGATTAGAGGACTTGCCGGAAGATACCAGAGTACAGAAAGTAGTAAAAGAGCATATAATATCATTAACTAAAAATGAATGATGAAAAGCCAAATAATGAATTATCTTGGCCGCTGAATAGCGAAGTCGTAGGAAGAGAAATTGTGAACGAAAAAACGCCAAATAAATCTATGTATGTAGTAGAGAATAAAGATATCACTTGGGAGTATGATGAAGATTCCTTGCGTGCGAAGATTTTAGAAATTTTAGATAAAATAGGAAACGGAAGGAGCCAAATAAATTTTGATTCTGAGGCCGCGAGACAAGACATTGCTAGTGTAATAGTAGATGAATTGTGAACGAAAAAAGGCCAAATAAATAACATGATTAAGACATTTTCATATTCAGACGAAAACAACGAGTTTTTAGACATGGAACAAAACAGTTACTTTTTTGAAGGAGAGGATTGTAAAGTATTATTCTTTAGTGCTGATAAGAATGACTATTTAGATTTTGTAAATTTTAACAATACAGATGACGTAAAAAATAATTTTACAAGTGAGTGATTTGGTTCAAATCGCATTTACACAAGATGTAATTCTTTACGACTCCAAACTCCCACTTGTGCGCTTGATTTAGTTCAAAAGGTATACATACTAGATATGTTTCGCCGCCATTCTAAACAAGCACAATCAATTTTGAGGCTAATCTAATTCAGTAGCACTTTACACAAGATGTAATTCTTGAGCCATTTAGATAGCCTTTTTTATTGATAAAAATTAACTGGAAAAAATTTTTAATTTAGGACTTGACTTGTCTCCAGAACGCTGGTAAGATGAGTCTCGTTATGATTACTACGTCAAAACAAACAACGCTCAAACAGTCCGACGATTTCCAATCAGTATCTTTTGGAATCAAGGAGTCAGGACTCTCTCACATATTCAACGTATTGCGGAATCAGTTGTACTCCGACAAGGTACTCGCAGTTATCCGCGAATACTCTACTAATGCGGTTGATGCC